GAACCGTATACAACGCTTTTAAGCACATATATTAAACCTATGGTAATACATTGGTCTATGGTAGAATATTTGCCCTACGCTGCTTATACTATTGCTAATAAAGGTGTATTTAAACACTCAAGCGAAGCAAGTACAAACGTAGATAAAAACGAAATAGATTTCTTAATAGAAAAAGAACGTGATGTAGCACAATCTTACACAAATAGATTTATAGATTATATGTGTTTTAATCAATCTTCGTTTCCTGAATATAACCAAAATTCAAACGCTGATGTTTACCCTGATTCTTCTGCAAACTTTACAGGATGGATACTATAAAAGAAACATACAAACCCAAAGAAAAGAACGTACAAAAATTACAATTATTTTTAAATAAAATAGAAAATGAGTTTAAACTTCACACACATAAAATCAGATACGTTCGAGGCAGTAAACTTCGAGATTAATGTAGATACTGTACCGGTAGATTTATCAGACACCATTATTCGTATGCAATTACGTAAAGAATACGGTGGTGTAGTAGGTTTATCTTTAACTTCTGTAGGTAATGCAGGAATTACAATTACAGATGCTGCAAACGGCTTATTTCGTATCAATCAGCAAATTATAGATATACCTGCTTTTAATTACATTTACGATATTGAATTTGATTTTGATGGAGTTGTAAAAACCTATATTTCAGGGAATTTTTTAATTAAAAATGATGTAACCCGATAATGTGTGAACAAGTAAACATAAACGTTTCTGAAACAAATGAAACAATTAATATAGTATCTTCTGAAATTCAAGAAGTAATTGATATTAATGTGTTTGAAACTGCTGAAGATGTTACTTTAAACATCACAGAAGAAATAATACAGGTAAATATAAACAAAGTAACTTCTGCTGAAATAACTAATACTTCACAATTAATAAACGATGGTGAAGATGGTGTACATCCTTTCATTACTTTAGAAGATATACCCGCTGTTACAGGCTTTGTTCCATACACAGGCGCAACGGCAAACGTTGACTTAGGCGAATACGAACTAAAAGCGGGGCAGGTTACACTTGACACAACACCAACAGGCACTGCAGCGGTTGCAACAACACGATGGAACGACTCAATCGGAACAACCGAAACAACTTTAAAAGGCGGCAGCGTAGTTCTAAAAAATGGGATTGATTTGGTTGCGCGTGTAGTGAATAAAGTTACACCAAACACAACGCTCACAAAGGCAGCGTATCAAGCGGTAAGAATAAGCGGGGCGCAAGGTCAACGCTTAGCCGTTGCATATGCTCAAGCCAATAACGATAACAATTCAGCCGATACAATAGGAATAGTTTGCGAAACGATAGCGACCAACCAAGAGGGTTTTATTTTAACCGTTGGCCAATTAGAGGAGATTAACACAACAGGCTCGTTGCAGGGCGAAACGTGGGCGGATGGCGATGTACTTTATTTGTCGCCTACAACTGCGGGGAGATTGACTAACATTAAGCCAACGGGCGCAACAGGTCATATTGTTGTAATGGGTTACGTGGAATATGCTCACGCAGTACACGGTAAGATTTACGTTAAGATTATGAACGGGTGGGAGCTTGATGAACTTCATAACGTCTTTATAAATTCGCCTGCAAATAACGAGGGTTTATTTTACGACTCAGCCGATTCACTTTGGAAAAACGAAACGATTGCAAGTGCTTTAGGTTATACACCTGTAACAAATGCACGCACAATTAGCACAACTGCACCATTAAGCGGTGGTGGTGATTTAACTGCAAATCGAACGCTATCTATAACGCAAGCGAGTACGTCAACCGATGGCTTTTTAAGTTCGACAAATTGGAATACATTTAATAATAAATTCACGCTTCCAAGTTTAACAAGCGGCAGCGTTTTATTTTCAAATGGCACGACAATAGCGCAAGACAATGCAAATCTATTTTGGGATGACACGAATAATCGTTTAGGGATTGGAACAAATGCACCCGCAACTTCTTTACAAATAGTTGGAACTAATGAATTAATCTCTATTGGCGATGGTCTAAACGCAAGTAGTTCTTTTTGCTCGTTTAATAATCGTGCTTATTTTGGATTTAGAGCAAGTGTTGGAGCTACTATTTCAACAGGAGCTGCAAGGGCTTTAGTATTTGGAACGGGAACATTTGCGTCATTTACTGAATGGGGGAGATTTTCTGCTACAAATGGAAATTTATTGTTAAACACCACAACCGACGCAGGCTTTAAATTAGACGTAAACGGCACGGCGAGGGTTAGTGGGGATGTTACATTGTCTAATAAATTGAATCTATCAGGGAATAATTTTAGTAGCACATATAAAATATTAGTAAATACTCAACCATCATCAGGTGATTTAGTGTCAGGTGTTAAAAATTGTTTTCACGACCAAGTAAATTTTGCCAATTTTAACCTAAATAGTGGTACTGTTTATAATTCATTTGTATCTAATCCTACAATCAATCAAACAAATGGCGCAAACGGAATAACAAGAGGTTTATATATTAATCCTACTTTAACAAGTGCTGCTGATTGGAGAGCAATAGAAGTAGCAAACGGAATAACTATATTAGGCGCATCAACAACGTCAAAAGCTTCGCTTAGAATACCAAGCGGAACTGCACCAACATCACCAACAAACGGCGATATTTGGTTTGATGGTACTGATTTAAAAATACGAGTAGCAGGAGTAACAAGAACAATAGTTTTATTATAATAATTATGGCACAAATTCAACCGATTAATTTCCCCTTTACAGGCGAAGCTACACAACTAAAAGTTTTAATCCTTAACTTTCCAACCGATGCAAATACTTGCACAACTTACAACGAACTATTAACAGACGAAGGGGTAATGTGTGCGAATTGGAACTACACGTTAACCGATGCTGAATTTGAAGCGTGGGGCGAGGATAACACTTGGGTTGAAACTTGCGTAGCAAAAGACAAAAACATTACTATTTTAACATACTAAAAATGGAGGAATTAAACGTACTTAAACAAGCGATTGAAATCGCAGTAAAAGCGGGAGTTTATCAAATGGCCGACGTGGTTGCTTTGTCGCAAATAATTGACAAATTAGCGGCTAAATTGCAAGAAGATGAAGCAAATTAAAGAGCATTTACTGCCAATTATTCTAATCGTTTTGGGCATACTTGACCAAACGACACATTTGCTTGTGGAGTTGATTAGTCAGTTAGGTTTACCTGAATACGTAGGAACTATATTTAAAATATTAGTAATTGTACTTGGTGCTTTTAAACTATATTTAGCACAACCAAATAAATTTAGAAATGACTAATTTAGAAAGTGAAAGATTAGATAGAATAGAACAACATTTAAAACTATTAAAACAAGATAGTGAAATTCGTTCATCTGATATAAAAGAAATTAAGCAAGCATTGATAGGTTCAGCTTTAAACGATTATAAGGGTTTAGTTTGGAAAGTATCAGATATTGATAAACGAGTAACTGAACTTGAAGATAACGATAACGAAATGAAAGTTTATGTTAAACAAGCTAAATTTGTTATAGCTGCTTTTACTGCTGCATTAGTTACTTTACTTTTTAAAACATTTTCTAAATGAAATTAAACTCAGAAGGTTACAGATTAATAACAAAATTTGAAGGTTTTAGTGCTAAACCATATTTGTGTTCCGCAAAAGTTCCTACGATTGGGTATGGAAATACTTATTATACAAACGGGAAAAAAGTAACGTTATTAGACAAGCCAATTACAGAAGCAGAAGCATTTGAAATGTTTAAAGAAATAGCTGATAGATTTGCTGATAAAGTAAGTAAGTTAGTTACATACCCTATAAATCAAAATCAATTTAATTCTTTAGTTTCACTTTGTTACAACATTGGAGTAGCTGCGTTTCAGTTATCTACTTTATTAAAAATGGTAAATGAAAATGCAAAGAATCCAAAGATAAAAGACCAATTTTTACGTTGGAATAAAGCAGGTGGTAAAGTAGTACGTGGATTAACATTAAGAAGAAATGAAGAAGCATTTATATATTTTAGTTAGTTTAGTATTACTATCTTGTGGTTCAAGAAAAGTACAAATAAACACTACAGAAATTAAAAAAGATTCAAGTGTAACTACAACTCAAATTGATAGTAGTAAATCTATTAAAACTACAGATGATTCTACTAATATTAATATTGATACTGAAGAAACTGAAATTTGTATAATTCCGTTATATACGGATATTAAATTTAATGTTGTGTCATATACCATTAATCCCGCAGCGGGTGTAGCTATTGCGTTCTTTTGCGTGGTTGTCATTCTCGGTGGAAGGAATCCTTTTGTTGTACTTGTTAAATCAAGTATAGCTGAAGCCGTATTTGGTGGCTGACCTGTACCTATTCCGATTCCAAATTGTATTCCTTGATTTGCATCTGAACCTCCATTATAAAAATTAGCAACACAAACGTTTCTATTATTTATTAAAAAAGTAGCACTTCCTAAAGAATAAATACAATTCCCACCTGTACCTGTGAAACCTGTTGTTAAGTGGACGGCATTGCCGGTTACCATATTTAAATTTGCTTGAATTCTCGCCGTGCCGTTTACGTCTAATTTAAATCCTGCATTTGAAGTCGTGCCAATTAATAAATTGTTTTTAACATAAGTATGTCCTGTTCCTGAAAATACTCCTAAATCGGGTGCGTTTGTTGTTGTAAATGTAGCTTCGCCCCAAATTCCAAAAATGTTCCATCCCGAACCTTGAAAGCCAATTGTTGCAAATGTTGAAACATCAGTTCTTTTAAAAACTATATTTGAAGTATTATTTCCTGCTTGTGTTCCTTGTTCTATTCTTAATCCAAAATTACTAACACCTGTAAAAGCTCCATTTGTAAAAGTTGGTCGTAAATCTAAACCCACAAGTATATTGCTATTTGCAGCATCTACTAAAGTATGTGTTAAATTTAAACCCCTTGATATACCACTTGCAGCAGTATTACTTCCTGTAAAAGTTAAAGGAAAGCCTCCACTTGTTAAAGTTCTTGCGCTTGTTAGCGTGCCATCCGCATTATATATATTTGAGCTACTTATAGTTAAATCGCCACTTCCTAAAACTGAATTTCCGTTTATAGTTTTGATGTTTGTGCCACTTACTAAGGCCTCTTGTTTGCCGTTAAATGTACTCCAATCCGTAGACGATAAAGCTCCACGATTTGCAGCCGAAGCCGTTGGGAGATTAAATGTGTGCGTTGCGGTTGATGAACTTATATCAAAGTCCGTTCCGCTTGTGCCTGTTGCAAATGATTGCACTTGCGCAGTCAATCCGTTTAATGCGGTTAATCCTGTCGAAAATGTTGTAATGACTTCGCAAAGGTGTCCGTTTTCAGTATGTAGTTTAATTGTACGGCCCGAATTGTTTACATATATTCTTACCGCCAACCTATCGGTTAAAGCTAAGGTTGTTTGTGGCACAGGTAATGCACTAAGATAAAGATGTGTTGCCGTTCCGTTTGTAATGCCTTCGGGATTAGCTGAGTTTGACGCTATCAAAGATAAAGTCGTTCCATCCCATTTGTATAACTCAACGTAAAATGAAGGCGAACCGCCATTACTTGACGCACTAAAATACGTTTCAAAATTCCAATTACCCGCAGGAATTTCCAATAAATTAGGTACGTTTGCGTCAGTTATAAAACTTTGAATATATCCGTTAGAACTTATTGTAAAATCAGTCCCCGCCCCTAATATCGGAGTTCTGTCCATCTCTCTAAATGCAACACCGCCAAAAGTGCCTTGCGAAACTGAGCCGTTTAAATAAAAAGCCAAAGATGACCCTCCACCTGTTGATGTAGGGAAATTTGCAAGTGAGCCATCGCCTCGCACATATTGACTAACAGTACCTGCGCCTGTAACCTCTAAAGTACCTGCGCTTGTGATTGGGCTATTTGTAACAGTAAATGCTGAAGGCATTGTTAAACCTACAGATGTAACCGCAGCGGGCACATCAGCAGCCGTTATAAACGGATTAACACCATCTTCACCATCGTTAGTTAAATCTGAAGTGTTTGTAGGTATTACGTTGTAAAGTTCCCAAACAGCAGCACCTTCTGTATTATCGGTACAAATGTAATTAGTGCCATCATCTAAAGTCCAAATAGAACCTACTTTAAAACGTAATGTAACATCAAAACTAAAATTAGGAACTGTATTAAAACCGTTGGTTGAATTTCTTATAAATCCGTTTGTATCGAATACGTGTCTAATTCCGCCTTGCCACATATCTTCATAATCTACACCGCATACACGTGAAATACCACCACCTTGACCGAAATCGTATGTTCCTTTTCTTAATGAAGAATTATTTTCTA